GAATAATTATGAGTAAATTGGCAAAATTAGCAAAAGTAAATGAATCAATTACTATTAATCGTTACGACAACGGTTGGATGGTAGAAATTGGTGGCCGCAGTAAAAAAGAAGATTGGTCTACTACAAAAACTCTGTGCAACACAGAAGAAGAAGTACTCGCTCTAATTAAAGAGTGGAATACATTACCATTGGATCAATAATTATGGCTACCAAAGCATTTGATTTATCAAAATTTAGAAAAACATTAACTAAGTCTATTGACGGACTTGGTGTTGGATTTAACGATCCGACGGATTGGGTTAGTACAGGCAACTATACGCTTAACTACTTAATCAGTGGAGATTTCCACAAAGGTATTCCACTAGGTAAGGTTACTGTGTTTGCAGGCGAGTCTGGCGCCGGCAAATCATTTATCTGTTCAGGTAATCTAGTGCGTAATGCACAAGCACAAGGCATTTATGTTATCTTAATTGATACAGAAAATGCGCTAGACGAAACATGGCTACACGCTCTTGGTGTAGACACAAGCGAAGATAAACTTCTTAAACTCAACATGGCAATGATTGACGATGTGGCTAAAACCATTCATGAATTCATGAAAGAGTATAAAGAAATGGCAGATCGTCCTAAAGTCTTATTTGTCATAGACTCATTGGGTATGTTACTTACCCCTACTGACATTAACCAGTTCCAAGCTGGCGATATGAAGGGAGACATGGGTCGTAAACCTAAAGCACTTACTAGTTTAGTACGTAATTGTGTTAACATGTTTGGTAGTTACAACGTAGGTATGGTTTGTACAAATCACACGTATGCGTCACAAGACATGTTTGATCCAGATGACAAAATTAGTGGTGGACAGGGCTTTGTCTACGCAAGTTCTATCGTTGTTGCTATGAAAAAACTCAAACTTAAAGAGGATGAGGATGGCAATAAAGTATCGGATGTAATGGGTATTCGTGCGTCATGTAAGATTATGAAGACTCGTTATAGCAAGCCTTTCGAAACTGTACAAATTAAGATTCCATATGAAACAGGTATGAATCCTTATTCAGGAATGGTCGATATGTGCGAGAAAGCCGGCTTGTTAAAGCAAGAAGGTAACAGACTCAAGTGGGTTGATCCAGAGACAGGTGAAGAGTTCAAATTCTACCGAAAAGAATGGAAAGATGATAAATTAGATATGTTAATGGCAAAATTTCATATTAAAACTTTAACAACAACTACCATTCCTGAGGAGACAGACGAGAATGTTGAATGAAACACAAATTGGTGATGTATGGTTGCTTTTTGCAGATTATATCGATAAAAAGCAATTAGAACTTGTTGCTGAACGATATGTAGATTTATTGGCTGATCATGGAGTTAGTGACAAAGTGTTGCAAAGTGCAACTGGTGTTGACGAAACTTTAGACTCTGCCATTGAATACTATCTTGATGAAGACGAAGTCGACGACGATGACTACAAGGAACTAGACTTTTAATGTGGTACGCTAAAATTGCCAAGGATATTTCTTATATTCCCGACGCTGTTGAATATTTTAACGGCGAGTTAGACAATGCTAGAATGGAATGTCGAATTATAGGAAATGTTGAGAAAGCAGCTGCTTCGATGCCCGGTATAGTAGAGCAACGATTTAGTCAATTGCAAGAAATTGAGGCAATTTTAGAATATTTAAACATTGAACTTCGTAGATTGAAAAGTAGTCATTTCCGTAAATATCTTGAAAACTATCAACGAGCTTTGTCTTCTAGAGACTGTGAAAAGTTTGTAGAAGGCGAAGCTGACGTTGTAGATTTTGAAAAAATCATTAACGAATTTGCCCTACTACGTAATAAATGGTTAGGTATTACTAAAGCACTTGACCAAAAACAATGGCAAATAACAAATATTGTTAAATTACGTGTTGCTGGCATGGAAGACGCGAGTTTATGAAAATAGTGTTAGTAACCGGCGGGTTTGACCCGTTACATAGCGGACATATTGAGTATTTTAAAGAAGCCAGACAATTAGGCGACAAATTAATTGTTGGTCTTAATAGTGATGCTTGGTTGGCACGTAAAAAAGGTCGTGCATTCATGCCAGGCTTCGAACGTTCAGCCATAATAGAAAATCTTAAAATGGTAGACGGTGTTATGTTGTTCAATGATGACGATAATACCGCAGTTGAAGCCATTAAAAATGTAAAACAGCTATACCCTGACGATCAGATTATATTTGCAAATGGCGGAGATCGTAATGCTGGAAACATTCCAGAAATGTTAATACCAGATGTGTTATTTAAATTTGGAGTTGGCGGAACCAACAAAGCCAATAGTTCAAGTTGGATACTAGACGAGTGGAAAGCACCAAAAACTGAACGTCCTTGGGGTTACTATCGTGTGCTCCATGAAGTTTCAGAAACAAAAGTTAAAGAACTTACAATTGAACCTGGACAAAGTTTAAGTTTACAACGACATAAATTTAGATCCGAACTTTGGCATGTAACTTCTGGAAAATGTGCAGTAGAACAACGTATGCCTGGTGGTTATGTATTACCCACAATAGAATTAACAAAGCACAAACAACTTTCTATACCAGTTAACGACTGGCATCGAATATATAATCCATTTGACGAACCTTGCAAAATTGTAGAAATACAATACGGTAAAGAATGTAATGAATCGGATATAGAACGTCAAAACTAATTTGCCCAAAAGGTAACCCGTAGGCCTTAAATAATATTGAGGCCTATTTTTTTCACAAAAGGTTGACCTTTGTTAACAAATTGTGTATAGTATACATATGACAACAGTAGATAACATACTCTTACAAATAATTAATTCGTCCGACGATACAATTAATGCTATTAAATCACGAGATTTAAAGGTAATGAAAAGTTTGGCAAAAATAGTGTTGTCGCCAAATTTTATTACAGAAAATCAAGGAAGATTGCTTTTGAAGATTTTAAATGAAAATTTAGAAAAATTTGGAAATCTTGCAGACGACGTAAATTCTGCAATCAGCACACCTACGTGGTCAAAATCATTTCGTCCAATCGACAAAACTAAAAAAATATACCTATCCAATGACGAACCTGGTATAATTATAGAATTTGCATTTTCTTCAACATTGCGTAAGGTACTTACCGGTATATGGAAAGACGTTGCAGGCCTTACACAAATTAATTCCGGCAAGATTTATAGTGCCGACCTAACTGAAAAAAACATTGTAACGCTCTACGAAACCTTTTATCCGCATGATTTTGAAATAGATGAAAAAATTTGTAATTTTTACGATACCATAAAATCTTGGTCGAAAATTGAGGTCGAAAGTCAGTTTATACTAACAAACTTTTCTCATGCAAACTTTCAAAAAGCCATAACACACGACCTTGGACTTGAAACTGAAATAGATAAAAGTGTCATCCAAGACAGAAGTATTAGGTACCAGTACTTTGTGGAAAATACCCCAGAAAATCCCACAAATTTGACCGAAAAAATCGCATTTCGTAAATCTACTAAAGTATGGATTAATAAGACTGAAACTGGTCTTGACGAAATATTTGAAAGTTTGTTAAAATTAAAACGATTACCAGCATTGGTTATTTTTGATAATAATGACCATAAACGATGCTTTGAAGAATTGAAAAATCTTCATGAAAATCTGGAAAAAAATGGAATTTTTGAAGGTGTGGGAATTTATTTCCGACTACCCAACGACGAGTATGGAACACAGTTTAATAAATTTATTGCTGAACATCAATACAATGTACAGCTCGACGACCATGCAAAAATTGTTGGAGTACAAAATGGAAAAATCCCTAAATTTTTCCTAAAAAATGCATGGAAACCACTTAGTGTGATATCCATTGGCAGTACATTAAAACAAACTAAAACGGCTGCATATTCTAATTGTTGTGATTTGATAATTTCTTATACAGACCACCAACCTATTATTGAAACTGGAAACCTATGGCTGTAAAATTAGTTATAAAAGACGAGGTTAACATTAAAATTGAAGGGTTAGCATTAGATGCCCGCAAGAAGTTAGCCAACACCTTTAAGTATGAAATTCCTTATGCTAGATATCATCCTGCATTTAAGTTAGGTCGCTGGGATGGAATGGTTAGTATGTTTGGACTTGGTGGCAACGGTTATTTGAGCCAACTAGAAAAAATACTATCTGTATTATCTAGCATGAATATTGACATTGATGAATTAGAGGATTTGCGATCAACACCTACGCTTTCATTTACTCCAGTGACAGAAACATACTGGGCAGACCAAGGAAAAGTATGGCCAAAAGGTCATCAGCAGGAAGGTAAACCTATAATGTTGCGTGACTACCAAGTAGACGCAATTAACAGATTTATTGAAAATACACAGAGTCTACAGGAGATTGCTACTGGCGCAGGCAAGACTATTACAACTGCCACTCTTAGCCAACTTTCTGAAAAATACGGTCGAACTATTACCATTGTACCAAATAAAAGTCTTGTAGAACAAACTGAAGAAGATTTTATTGCAGTAGGATTAGATGTTGGTGTTTACTACGGAGATCGCAAAGATCTTAATAAGACACATACTATTTGTACATGGCAAAGTCTTAACATCTTAGATAAGAAAAGTAAAAATCAAGAACACGATATTGTTACTCTTGCAGAATTTCTTGACGGTGTTAAGTGTGTCATTGTTGATGAAGTTCATATGGCAAAAGCCGAAGTTTTGAAGTCTTTACTCACACAGAATTTATGTAATGCGCCAATTAGATGGGGCCTAACTGGAACTGTTCCTAAAGAAAAATTTGAAAGTGAACAAATATTTGCCAGCATTGGTCCAGTAATTGGCGGCATTAAAGCACACGAGTTACAAGAAATGGGAGTCCTATCTAATTGCCACGTTAATGTAGTGCAGATGATAGATTTACCAGAATTTAGAAGTTATGCTGAAGAATTAAAATATCTTGTAACGGATGAAAATAGAATGTTATACATTAGTAATTTAATTAAAGGCATTAGCGAATCTGGAAATACATTAGTACTTGTTAACAGAATCGATTCAGGCAAATTTTTAGTAAATGAACTAGAGAATTCAGTATTCATTTCAGGTGAAGTGAAAACAAAGGATAGGAAAGAAGAGTATGATGAAGTTAAAACTAGTAATGAAAAGATTATTGTGGCGACTTACGGTGTGGCCGCTGTTGGTATTAATATCCCTAGGATTTTTAATCTGGTTCTTCTTGAGCCCGGAAAGAGCTTTGTTAGGGTTATACAAAGCATTGGGCGAGGCATTAGAAAAGCAGAAGACAAAGATTTTGTCCAGATCTGGGACCTCACCAGCACCTGTAAGTACGCCAAGCGACACTTAACAGAGCGAAAGAAATTTTACAAGGAAGCCAAATATCCGTTTACATTAGAAAAAACGGATTGGACAAAATAAGGAATTATGCAAATATTAACATTAGATAACGTAACATTTTCGTTGAACAATTTACCAGACGAGGTAGATGATAGCACTAGATTCGCAGTACTTGATAACAGTGATCCACATAATCCAGATTTTTTCTTTATGCCACTGATATTTTTAGAATCATTCAATAGCCCTGCTATGGTATTACGAATAGGCGAAGACGAAGTAACAATGCCTATCGATTGGAGTATTGCAGTAGGAGATAGTTCGGCAGCAACTGACATTGAAATTCTTCCTCTTACAAGTTTAAACGATAGAGGTTTTGAAGCATTAATTTTTAATCCGCTCAGTAGTTTTAGAGTAGAGTTTAAAAAGATTGAAATTGTAAATTTTTATAATGACGTCAAATGGTACTTTCCAAAAATGAAAAATGGACAACTATTAGCAATTCCAACACGCTTTCAAGAAAAGCCAAACTGTGCTTATTTTGTTAAAGAAATTTCAAGACAAAGCGAAATTATTCAATTGGATAAAATATTATGACATTGAAAGTAGCATATTTTCAACCAGTAGTATTGGCCATTGATGATGTTCCGCCAGTTGAATTTAGTAAAATTTATGCGCTGGTGGAAAATTTACACAACCATCCTGAACTAAACGATGCTAACAATCCAGGCATTAGTATTCGGGGCGGCCAACAAATACAAGTATACCCTAATACATTAAATTTAGATGTATCATGGCTAGTTAAGTTTTTAGAACAAATGTGTCAAGGGTACATGGAATTAGTCACAGCACAATCGGGTACACAGGATTTAACATTGTGTAAACCAATTGTAACTAGCATCTGGACTATCAGGCAATGGGAAGATAGTTACCAAGAAATGCACACACACCCAGCAGGTAATTTAAGCGGGAACATATACATAAGTGCGCCCGATTTAGTAAAAAATAGTAGTCCTTCAGATAGTCAGATTAGTTTTAGACTTCCGCAAACACGTGATGTTGCAAAATTTATCATGAACGATTCTTGGAAATATAGTCCAACTCCTGGAACTATGATAATATTTCCAAGTTTTTTACCGCACACTGTTTATCCGTGGAAGGGAACGGGACATAGAACAGTACTGGCATTTGATGCAATTTTAGTACCCAAGGAGCAATAATGACCGATCAAGAATTTTTAGAAAGATTAAGAATAGGAATGAACGCATACGTAAAGGACAGTATATACGATGCAGATGATCACGAAGTTTTGGAAAATTTTGTTGAGTGGTTACATAAGCAATATGGAATGATATACAAACATGGGAAAACTTAAACCTGGTGCAACACTTATACACGAACGAGTGAATAATGTTGTCTATTCTAGAGAATTTGGTGCTGATCCTAGCACTAGACAAGTAGCTGGTTGGGATTATGATAAAAATAATCCAAATTTTGATCCTCGTACAAATGACGGCAAACCGTTACACGATCACATAATGGATAGTAAAATGTGGGGAGAGATTCGGCGAGAAGCACTTACCAATATCACTTTACAAAAGGCCTT